ACAACATCCGTTAATGGTGGGTCATTGACGCACAACGGGGTTAATGTCGGATCAACCCACACGCATGGTGGCGTAGTGACCGGCCCCAATCGAACAGATGCTCCTGGCTAGAGTGTCGTGACGCTACGCTGACCCACAAAGGACCATCATGGCTTCACTATTCGACCGAATTACATTTCTCGCCAGCTTCAAAGCCGACCGGCTTGCGTCGGTGCAGCGCTATCTGTCTGGCCCTGTCAGCGATGATTATCTGTGGGCCAAGCTGCGTGCGGCTGAAGCAGACGCACAGCGCGAACTGCATGCCTACCTTGTTCCTACCGCCCTATTCCCGGATGACCCAACACAGGCTGAAATTGATGCCTTGGCGGGCGCACCGTGGGCGGTTGATCCTGGCTATGACTACACCGAGGATATGATTCAGCCGGGTGGCTGGACCTTCCTGCCGCTACGCCAGCGCCCGGTCATATCGCTGGAGTCGCTGAAGTTCACGCATCCGTCAATGGGCACGTTTTTCACCATCCCGCCACAGTGGATCAAGCTGGACAAAAAGTACGGCCATGTGCGCTACCTGCCGACCAACAACGCCTTTATCCCGTCGCTGGGTGGGTTGATGGTTGGTGCATTGGGCATGAATTCTGCACCGCAGTTTATTGAGGTGCGCTACACGGCAGGCTTGAAGGATGCGGCCAACGACTACCCGGACCTCATTGACCTGATTCAGCGCATGGTTCTGAGCCGCGTGCTGGGCGATGCCATGGTGGCGGCATCCGAGTCAATCAGTGCGGACGGTCTAAGCCAAAGCAAAAGCGCGCCCGATCTGGACAAAATGCAGGACGGCATCGACAAGGCCATGGATACGCTACGCCAGCGCATCCACGGTGTACCGCTGATGGTGCTGTGATGCAGCTCAACCCGTCCGACTTCAACAACCTGCTGAACTTCATAGGCCAGACGTTTGCGTGGCGCAAGTCATACGTCTGCCCCTGCGTTGTGCCAGCCACAAATTCACCGCAACCGGCGTGCCCGCATTGTCACGGCAAGGGCTTTTTGTGGACGGCGGCGGTCACCGGCACAGCGGGCGTGCCAAGCCAAAAAGTGCAGCGCGAGTTTGCCAAGCTGGGCCAATGGGAGTCTGGCGACATGATGCTGACCGTGGGCAGCGATTCCCCCCTGTACGCCATGGGTGAGCGCGACCGGGTAATGCAAATGAACGGCGATGACCCGTTCTCCATCAACCTGCGCAAAGGCCACAACGACAAGTTGCCATGGACGGTCAAACAGATTGACCGGGTATTCTGGATTGTCGGCGCGGCATTAGTTGAGGGCGGCATCCCCGTGCAGCAGCCGGACGGATCGCTGTTGTTTACCACTGGCGCACCACCGGCCGGCATGGCCTATTCGGTCACCGGCAAAAAGTACAGTGAATACTTTGTGTTTCAGGAGTTCCCGACTGACCGTGGTCACCACTTTGGGGCCAGGCTACCGATTCGGGTCCAGCTCAGAAAATTTGACTTGTTCGGGCGCTGATGGCCTACACCGTTTCATTCGATGCCGCCAGCCTGATCGCTGGCATGAACCTGCAGCTTGAGCAGGCCATCAAGCAGGCTGTGGCCACCACGGCGCTGACAACGCGGGCTCTTTGGCAGCAATCCATCAGCGACACGCGGGGATTGTGGCAGCCGTACAAAGACCGGTACGCTGGCAGCATCAAGATTGACTACGCTGCGGACGGCATGGGGGCTACGATCTACTCCAATGATCCGATGGCCACGCCGATTGAAACCGGCATCCCGGCGCGGGACATGAAGCGGATGCTCGATACGTCGCTGAAAACGCGGGTTGTCAAAAATGGCAAACACGCTGGTCAGCGGTACATGATCATCCCCATGCGCCACAATTCTCCGGGCAACGATGCGCACGCGCAGGCCATGCCATCTGATGTTTATGCGCAAGCCAAGCAGCTGACCAAGTCAAGCGTCACACAAATGGGTTTCAGAAAAAACCAGCTTGGGGTGTATGGCTTTACTGGCGCACGGACTGGGTCAAAGTTGCTTGTGCGCTCGCGCACCTACAACTGGGGTGGTAGGCTTGGTGCTGATGTTCCAAAGCGGTTTCAGGGGATGGTGCGATTCAACACCAGCAGCGGCGGGCAGAAGTCAAGCTCCTACATTACGTTTCGCGCGATGACTGAATGGTCAACCGGCTGGATCGTGCCAGCGCAGCCCGGTCGCTACATCGTCAAAAGTGTATCTGAGGCTGCACAAGTGGTGCTCAAGAACGAGGTCACGGCGGCAATTGCCAGTGTGTCGTGACCATACCCTTGCGGCATGAACGATTCAGAAGGCACCTATCTCGGCAAGGCCATCAAGCCCAGCCATGAACACGACATTTGGCTGCCGTTCGATTCGCCTTACCTGGCTGATCTGTGCGAGGCGTTCACCCACGCCGGTCAAGCGAATATCCAGTCATTCAAAACCGCATTGGAGTGGTGGCTGGCATCGCACGGCGCGCCACACACCAAAAACGCACAAATCCCGCTGATCCCAGATGCGCCCGTGCATTGGACGCAGGTCGAGCTGGATGCCTGGAAGGCGTATTTCTTCGCCAAGCCGCGCTACCTGTGGATGCCAGAGGACTGGTCAATGCTGGTCGAGTGGTTGTTGCAGTCGTATTGGAGCCCGCAGTGGGCGGACAGCATGGCAAATTGGTTGTCGGTCAAATCCACGTTGCTTGGGCAGATTGAGGCCGGGCTGGCGGCCAATCCTCCCAGTGCTGCGGTGGCGGCTGGCATCGCGGCGGTGCTGCCGGTCAGCATCCCCGCCGTTGTCGAGCTTGGCCTGCCTGTTTCCAAGATCACCGAAGCCATGATCGCCTTTGCCCGCGTGCGCTGCGCCACGGCCATCGTTGACATGGGCGAGAGCATGAGGTCCGGTATCAGGACTATCGTGCTGGAGCACCAGAAAGCAGCCATGCTGGGCGGCAAGGTGGAAAACATCCAAACCAAGCTGTTCGACCGGTACGCCACGGCCAACCGCGACTGGCGACGGATTGCCATCACCGAAATATCAGAAAACGCGGCGCAGGGTGTGGTGGCGGCCAGTAAGCCGGGCGACAAGCTCAAGCGCCTTGAGCAATACAAGGGGGTCTGCGCATGGTGTCACAAAATCAACGGCAAGATCGTCACTGTGGTGGACCCGGCAAAATCCAACAAGGACGGCATGAACGAGGTCTGGGTCGGCAAAACCAACATCGGGCGGTCGTCTGCACCAAAGAAGTTGATTGCTGGACAGCTCCACTGGCGTGAACCGGACGAAATGTGGTGGCTTGCGGCTGGTGCTCAACATCCACATTGCCGGGGTCGGTTTATTCCATTCAACGGAGTTGATCCTGTCCAATTCGATGCCTATATGGCCATCGTCCGGGCCAGCATGGCGAAACACCAAGCCGAAGCCGCTGCCGGGTCGTGACACCACCATTGGTGCATGGCTGTCGTAACCAATCAGAAAAACCTTCAAATATCGTTCGCGCTGGACGATGGGAATGGCAACGTCAGTTTCATGACGCTGCCCATCAAGCCCGAAGAGCTGACGCGCACCGAGCCTAATCGTGTCACCACACAGCAAACGCTGGATGGCGTTTTCATTGATGAATTTGGTCGTGGCCTGACCACCATAAGCATTTCTGGCAACACCGGCTGGGGACAGGGAACGCGCCCAGCTGGCGACCTCATGTTCCTCAAACTGCGCGATGAATTCATCCATGAGTGGGGAAATCAGCGCAGAAAGCGCATTGATGCCGGCCAAGACCCTAACTTTGTCCGGCTGATCTTCATTGACGCACTCAATGGTCCTTATGTTGCTGATGTTGTGCCTACGCAGTTTGTCCTGCGGCGCAGTAAATCGCAGCCGCTGCTTTATCTCTACAACATCAGCCTGACGGTCATCGCAGAAAACGCAGTCAATCCGTACCCCGAGTTGCAAGAGACCATCGAAGACGAGGCCAAGGTATCGGCATCGGTGGATTCGATGACTGAATCCACTGAGGCTCTGACTGGCACCACGCCACCGGCTGCCGGGGAAGCTCCAGGCGGGCTGATTGGCAAGCTCGACGGATTGGCTGATCGGATCGGCACCTTGGGTCAATCGGCGCTGGCTACCACAAAGCAGACCTTTGCACCAGCCATGGCGCTTGCAAATCAGATCATTGCGACGGCTGCTGCGGCCAATCGGGTGCTTACGGCGGCAGAACAGGCAACGGTTAACGTTGCCAAGGAGTTGAGTGCCACGGCCACAAAAATGTGGGACGCGGTGGCATCTGTGGCCGGATTGCCCGCTGCGGCCAAGGCGGCTATCATGCAAATCAAAGGCGCATTCTCTAACGTCAGTTGCGTCTTGAGCAACGGATTCATAGACGCACTTGGAAAAGCCACCACGGCTGGTTATCCATACGGATCATCGAATTGCAGCAGCACAAGCTACGGTGGAAGTGCGCCATCGACCACCAGCACCTTTGTGTCGCCAAGTGACGCGCTGGGCATCACCACTACGCCGAGTGCTGCGGAGGCAATCACCAGCATCCTGCATATCGACTACACAATGCCGATTGACACGGATTTGCTACAGGCGCAGATTGATTTACTCAACGACGGGACTATTGTTGATCCAGACGATCCAGATGGCCCAGATGATCCAGATGATCCAGATTATCCAGATGATCCGATCGTGCCCACTTATGATTTGAGAATATATAACTCCGCATTACCTCAAATAATCATAGATCAAATTGATGAACTGCATCGTAATATATTTGTTGATAGAGTTCAGACGACAATTAGCTTTCAAATGCCATTGGGTGATGGCAATACAACTCAGATTGGTCCGTATTTCGCAATACAAACTAACTTCTTGGATTTCACCAGTTCAGCGACTTTAGCTGCTTCGACTACTATTAATAATACTTATAGAGAATATACCGGTTTCGCTGGTGGCACTGGATATATTGGTATTATATTTGGATATTCAACGAAAGTTGCATCAACTGAAGTCGTATATCAATTTTCTGGCCCTACGTTTGAAACAGAACAAGTTGGGTTTGGTTCTGGTTCACCATCATTTACTAATGTAATTAATATAAAATATGAATTAGATCATGACAACCTCGGAATCAACACTGAACTTAATAAACAATTGGTACAAAATTTTGGCAATATAACCAAACATGTAGCAATGGTTAAGCTTGCATATGAGTCTGGTTTAATTACTAGATCAGATATAAAAAAATATTCTCCATATTTAGACGGACTATATACTGCACAAGAGATTGGAATTGATGATCCATCTTATCCTTTTTAGTAAATGAAATAATTATGGCAACAATCCAAAAAGAACGCGAATTTGTCTATTCATTAATAGAGCCTTACATCTCGGCGATTAAGTTCAGTATCGTCCAATAGGCACACCCTCATAACATGGCCGCCACCGCAGGCTGGAAAACAGCCGTAACCCACCACAACGACACCCTGCAAAAGATCGCCTTGCGCGAGTTGCAGGATGCCTCGCGCTGGCCTGAAATCGTTGCACTCAACGGCATTCGCCCGCCTTACCTGACGGGGGACCATACAAACCCTGGTGTGCTCACCGGTGCGGTGCTGCTGTATGGCTCGCTGATCAAGGTGCCATCGCCCATTGCCAACAGAAGCGCTGGCGTGACACCGCTACAGGCATTCGGTGCTGATGTTGGTTTACCTGGCGGGCTGATTACGCCTGACGCATCTGGCGGCATCTCGCTGGCAAGCGGCATCTCAAACCTCAAGCAATCTCTGGAGCGCAGACTGTCCGAATCCATTGGCTGCCTGCAATTCCACCCCAAGTACGGCAATGCGGCGCACCGGCTAAAAGGGCGCAAACAAGACGGCAACATCAACCTGCTTATTTTGCGCTACTGCCAAGAGACGCTACTGGCTGACCCGCGCGTTAAGTCCACCAAAGACGGCACGGCCACCATATCTGCTGGTGACACGGTGCTGATCGCAATAACAGCGTTGTGTGATGACGGCACATCGCTGCGCTTGCAGCTCGAAATATAGGCATCACCATGAGTAGTTTCCAAATCAAGAACTTTCGCAGCATTGCCGCTAGCATGGTCAACGTGGCGCGGGCTTCACAAACCCGCATCACCGACTTCTCGGTGGGCGCGGTGGCGCGCACGCTCATGGAGTCGCCTGCGGTTGAGATTGAAGAGTTGTACTTGCAAATGCTGCTTGGGCTGCAAGATGCCATTCCGGTGTCGATTTACCAAGCAGTCGGATTTGACATCATTGATGCGCTGCCATCGTCTGGCGTGCTGACCATTTACTTTGCAACCCCTGTCGAGCCTGGTATCACTATTCCTGCTGGCACGCTGCTGGAAGCGCCAGATACATCGGTGCAGTTCTATGTTCGAGACGCGGTTCTTGTTCCTGATGGATCAACACAAGCAACGGTCACTGTAGTAGCCGTTAAGCCTGGTGCTGCGGGTAACGTGGCACAGAACGCCATATCTCGATTCGTTAATTTTTCGGCTTTTGCTGATTCCAGCATTCAACACGCAGCATTGACCAGTGGGCGCGATGCTGAATCTGACGTGGAGCGCAAAACCCGTTTTGTCGCGCTGATCAATTCGCTGTCGCGCGGCACGCTGGCATCGGTGGATTACGCCGCCAGGTATGCTACGGTCAAAAACACATCCGGCGCGGTGCAGGAGTTTGTCACGCGGGTTGGCACGACTGAATACCCCGGTCGGGTTGACGTGTTTATTCGAGGCTCTGCTGGTGCGCCAAGTGCTGCGTTGCTGGCGGCGGCGCAAAAGGCCATTGATGGCAGCGTTGATTACGCCACCGGCATCAGGACTGAGGGCTACCGTCCAGCCGGTGTGCGCGTCACGGTCATGGCAGCGACTGAGCGTGGGTTGCCCATGAATTTGACGGTCGGTGTGTTTTACGCATCGCAAAAAACGAATGCCCTGACTGTCGCCATCAACGCCGCAGTGAACCGTGTGCTGCGCGCTGTCGCCCCAGGTGATGCGCTGCAAGTTGGCAATTTGGTAGGTGCGGTGCTGGGACTGACGGGCGTGCGGTCCTGCGGCTGCGACGTTGCCTCCAACGTGGTCTGTGCGCAATCCGAGACCCTGCAAGCTGGCGCAATCAACATCACATGGCTGCCAAATGCTTGACGCTCTGATTGACCGACTCTACGGCGCATTCGATAAAAGCCCGGATGCCGTTACCGCGCTAACGCTGCCCTCTACGGGCATAAGTTGGTCAATTGCTGATCGCCAGTTGACGGTTACCAGTGGCACGGGTAGCACGACGGTTGCGCTGACGGGGGCCACTATTGGTGACGTGGCAGCCACGCTAACGGATGCGGGCGTGCCAACGGTTGCATCAATCCCCATGGAATCCGTATCTGCCACTGTGCTAATGGACGGAACAGGGAAAAACATCATCACCGGACATCGCTCTGTCCTTTGGGCTATTCTGAGTGCATATGCAACTGAGTTGCAATATGCCAAGAGCCAAGTGCCAAATGCGCTGGAGCAGGCCAGGTTGCACAGCGCGTCGGGTGAGTGGGTTGACTTCTGGGGTGAGTATTTTGGGTGCCTGCGGCCTGTTGGCATGACGGATGCTGATTTTCTTAGGTACATCGTTGCGACGTTGATGCGTAAGAAAACAAACGCAATTGCCATTGAGGACGCAATACTTGAGCTGACGGGTGAGTCGGTTCGGATTTACGAGCCATGGAAGGACATGTTCATCCTGGGCGCGTCTAAGCTCGATGGCAACAACCATTTTCAGGATGGCAGCTACTACACCTACAACGTCATCCAGCCGGTAGCATCGCAATCGATTGACTGGACGGATGTTCTCGCCGTCACTAATCGGGTGCGCCCTGCTGGAACGCTGGTTAGCTATCCGCGTGTGGACTTCATGCTGCCGTTGATTGAGCCAGGGTTTTTGGAAGATGATGCTGGCGAGCTGACGACGGTCATTGATGCCAGGTACATCCGGTTTGCCTACCCCAATGTGCTGGATTCGATGCGCCTGTCGGCGGATGAGCTGCGCAGTATTGCAGATGAACGGACCACTCAAAGTATGGTCTGGTTCTCGCAAAGCCTTGCGATGAATATCCTGCTGGTGTCCCCGGTTGATCCGATGACGACGGGGCTGTGGACTCTGGACTCTTTCCGCCTGTCGGCCGGCGAGCTAAATGATGCGGGCAGTATTCCAGACCCAGTCATCAGCATCTTGGGTCTGAAGGATGTTGGCGAGTCGATTGGTGTCGCATCGGTCACGCTGCCGGTGTTTGAAACTTCATTCCTGCGGGATGAAGTTGCGACGATTGACACGGCGGTTGATGCCCACAGCATCCACTTCACCCCGCTAAATGTGCTGGATTCGATGCGCCTGTCGGATGCCAAATATAAGGTGGCATCAGATATTGTGGCTATTCGCAAGACGACAGATTTCGTTCACAGCATCATTTTGAACGAACAGCGCTCATGGATCACCGGTGGCTGGACTGGTGAATGGGCTGATGCAGCCGGGCTTAAGGTGGTCGGTACAGCTACAAGATCAGAGGCTGACTAAGGTCGTGACAGCACCATAGGACCAATCAATCAGATTGGAATCCTATGGCAACCACAGTTGACTCATCGCGCATTGCGCTGGCAAAGCTCATAAAAAACGCTGAACTTCACCTGGCCTGGGGCACAGGACTGACGGCGTGGGACACGACACCGGTCCAGCCAACATCAAACGACACGGACCTGGTGGCTGAAATTGGCCGCAGAAAAGTTTCCGTTGTCGAATACTGCGTACCAGATGCTGAAGGGGCGATTGAAGTCACCAGCGGACGCTACAGCTCGTCCGTAACGCCCAGCAGCTACCTTTACATGAGCTTCAACTTTTCGATTGACGATGCACCGACAGCGGTCATTCGTGAAGTCGGGCTATTTGTCGGCGCTGTTTTGGCGAGCCATCCTGATGGGCAAATGTACTTCGACGTTGCTGACGTGGCAGAAAAGGGACAGCTCTTTTTGGTCAACCGGTTCGAGCCGCTGCACCGGTCAACAACCATCCGTCAGTATTTTGAATTCGTCATTTCTCTCTAAGGAATACCAATGGCCACTTTGCCTTCCAACTATTACAACCGGTCCAACCCGACAAAAAATTACGAGCGTCATCTGTTTCGTTCAGGTGAGGTGCTTCAAAGCGCTGAGTTGAACGAAATTCAGACCACGGCTGAAACGCGACTGAAAGGTGTCTCGGATGTTCTTTTCCGTGATGGTGCCATCATGCGCGGCTGCCCTATCAGCGTCAACGAGACGACTGGCGCAACGCTGTGTGGCGAAGGTGTCATCTATGCGCGCGGCGCGGTGCGCAACGTCATTGCATCGAGTCTGACCATTCCAGTCGTCGGGTACGTTGCGGTAGGTGTCCGCCTAGTCGAAACGGTCATCACAGAAACAGATGACAGCGGCCTGCTGGACCCGGCCGTTGGCGAGCGTAACTTCCAAGAACCAGGGGCTTGGCGCTTGAAGATCGAGGCAGTCTGGGCGCATCACCTTGATAGCGGGGCTGGTGAGTTTTTCTCAATCTATGACGTAAACGATGGCCAGGTCGCACCACGCGAAGCGCCGCCATCGATTGATGCCGTATCGATGGCAATCCAAAAGTACGACCAGGATTCGACTGGCGGCACCTACACCATCAGCGGTTTTGGTGTCTCATCACCCAGCCAGTCGAGTTATGACAAGCATGTCTATCGGCTGGGACGTGGTTCCGCCAGAATCAATGGGCGTTCGATTGAGCTGGTGGCCGATAGGAGCTTTTCGTTTGATGCATTGCCAGACCTGAAGTTGATCACATCCGAGCCGTTTCTTTCCACGACAGTCGGTGAGCTGCGCGTCACAACCGACTTTTCGCCGATCAGCACCATATCGCTGGTGTCGATTACTGCACAGAAAACCGTAAACCTAGTACACGGTATTTCAGTCGGCGCACAGGACTTATTGCCCGACACGTCCGTCATAGAGATTGTGAGCTGCATTCAAGGTGGAACCACTTACACATTGAGCACAGACTACCAGCTTACAGGCGGCAAGGTTGACTGGTCTCCGGATGGCATCGAACCAGCAGCTGGGAGCACCTACAGCGTCACTTACAAATACATCACCCAAGTAGCCCCAACGGCGGTTGATGAAACCGGGTTCACCGTCACGGGTGCGGTAGTTGGCACCTTGGTTATGGTGACCTATC